TCCAAGGAAGACGCTAAAGCCAAGGCTAAAGCGATCTCTAAGAGGAATATGAAGTGAGACCAGTATCTGTCGGAATTAACCCAACAGCCGCAACGCTGACAACTGTTTATACAGTTCCTACGGGTTATTACGCCAAGTTTACTGTGATGTACATTCACAATACTGGTGGTTCGACTAAGCACATTACTGTTCAATGGTATGACGCAAGTGCTGCCACAACCTTGGACATTCTTACGTCTTACAACTTAACTTCTAAAGAATACCTGCAATTTGATGGTGCGGCTTATATCGTTTTAGAAGAGGGCGATAGGATTCAACTTACTACTGAAGCGGCTAGTTCCTTTAGTTTTATTGCAACATTTGAGGTTCAGGGAGCGCAACGAACATGACCTACTTAGAACTTGTTAACGATGTGTTGGTTCGCTTGCGTGAAAGCACAGTATCTACTGTTGGCGAAACAACCTATTCTTCTTTGATTGGCAAGTTTGTCAATGATGCCAAGCGTCAGATTGAAGATTCCTATAACTGGAATGTTTTAGGACAAACAATTACAGTTACTACTGCTGCTGCCACAAGTTCTTATTCTTTGACAGGTGCAGGTCAGAAGTTCCGTATCAATGACGCTATAAATACTACCAGTGTCATTGCCCTAGACAACATTGCTGTTGCGGACATGAACCGCAAGCTCAACTTTGGTACACCTTCACAGTCTATTCCTTCAGAGTTCTGTTTTAGTGGTGTAGATGGCAATGGCGATACAAAGATTGATTTGTTCCCAGTTCCTGATGGCGTATATACATTGAAGTTTGCTGTAACTGTCCCACAGGCTAATCTGTCTGCTGATGGCACTTCAGTCAAAGTCTTGGACTACTTGGTGACTCAAAGTGCCTATGCTCGTGCTTTGATTGAGCGTGGTGAAGATGGTGGAACAAACTCTAATGAGGCTTATGCTTTGTTTAGAGGAATGCTCTCTGACGCTATTGCATTGGAGTCAACTCGTTATCCTGAAGACAACTTTGTGGCGGTCTAATGGCAGCACAACTTCAAAGTTACAGTCTCTCAGCACCAGGCTTTTATGGCCTGAATACTGAAGATTCTCCCCTTGATTTAGGGGCTGGCTTTGCTTTGGTTGCAACTAACTGCATCTTGGATCAGTATGGTCGTATTGGTGCTAGAAAAGGTTGGTCAAGGGTTAACTCATCTTCTGGTGCTTTGGGTGCTAATGATGTTGGCGTTATCCATGAATTAGTCCAGACTGACGGAACTCTTACAGTTCTATTCGCTGGCAACAACAAGATATTTAAACTTGGCACTTCTAATGCGGTGACTGAGTTGACCTATGGTGGTGGCGGTACTGCTCCTACTATCACGGCTAATAACTGGCAAACTGCATCCTTAAATGGCATTGCATACTTCTTTCAAACAGATCACGACCCTTTGATTTATGACCCTGCCGTAAGTACCACAACTTATCGCAGAGTCTCAGAGAAGTCTGGCTATGTAGCTACAGTTCCTCAAGCCAATATTGCTATTTCAGCATTTGGTCGTTTGTGGGTGGCAAATACATCTACAGACAAAGTAACTGTTACCTTTTCTGATCTGATTGCAGGTCATGTATGGGGTGGTGGCACTTCAGGCTCATTAGATGTCTCCCGTGTGTGGCCTAATGGTGCTGATGAAATAATGGGTTTAGCAGCACACAATGATTTCTTGTTTATCTTTGGTAAACGACAGATTCTTGTCTATTCTGGTGCTTCTACACCCGCATCTCTCGTTCTGAGCGACACAATTGGCTCTATTGGATGTATTGCTAGAGATACCATTCAAAGCATTGGTTCTGATGTTATTTTCTTGTCAGACTCAGGTGTTCGTTCACTGATGAGGACTATCCAAGAGAAGTCTGCACCCCTGAGAGACTTGTCAAAGAATGTTCGTTTTGACTTGAATTCATCATTAGCAAGCGAAACATTGGCTAATCTGAAGTCTGTTTACTCAGAAAAAGAAGCCTTTTATCTACTTGTTTTACCTGCAACATTCCAAGTTTACTGTTTCGATACGAAGCAATCATTGCAAGATGGTGCATCTAGGGTCACTAAGTGGGACTCTATTGCTCCAACAGCATTACGTTCTTTGCGTAATGGCGACTTATATATTGGTAAGAATGGATATATCGGTAAGTATGGAACGTACCTAGATTACGATGCCACTTATCGTTTTGCCTACTATACAAACAATGCTGACTTAGGAAACCCTAATCAGATTTCTATCCTAAAAAATATTACAGCCATCGTTATTGGTGGGTCTAATCAGTTTTTAACGATCAAGTGGGGCTTTGATTATTCTGGTGCTTATCAATCAGAGAACATCTATATTCCTACACAAGTTAGTTATGAATATGGTATTGCTGAATACAACATTGCCGAATACACAAGTGGCGTTCCGATTAAAACTTTGACCGCTAATGCTTCAGGTGCTGGAAAGATTGTTCAAACTGGTTATGAAACAACCATTAACAACTCTTCATTTTCTTTGCAAAAGATTGAAATTCAAGCCAAAGATGGCAAAATAGGGTAAGAGGTAAACCATGTCTAATTACACAAAATCAACCAATTTCGCTACTAAAGACAACTTATCACCTGGCAATCCTTTGAAGATTGTTAAGGGTGCTGAGATTGATACTGAATTTAACAACATTCAGACTGCTGTTGCGACTAAAGCAGACAATGCTTCTGCCGCGATTACTGGTGGTTCAATTACTGGTATTACCGATTTAGCCATTGCTGATGGCGGTACAGGTGCTTCTACGGCTACTGCTGCTTTGAATAATCTCTTGCCAAGTCAAACAAGCAATGCTAACAAGTACCTTCAGACTGATGGAACTAATGCTTCTTGGGATGCAGTAAGCCTTTCTACTGCTGACATTACAGGAACTCTTCCTGTAGCAAATGGTGGTACAGGTGTAACTTCTTCTACAGGCACAGGCTCTGTAGTGTTGTCAAACTCGCCAACACTCGTGACTCCCGCATTGGGAACTCCCGCTTCTGGTGTAGCTACAAACTTAACGGGATTGCCATTATCTAGCGGTGTAACGGGAACACTTCCTGTTGCCAATGGTGGTACTGGTATTACTTCATTAGGTACTGGCGTAGCTACATTCTTAGGAACTCCATCATCTGCTAACTTAGCTTCTGCCGTTACAGACGAAACAGGATCAGGTGCTTTGGTGTTTGCCAACAGTCCCACTTTGGTTACACCTGCTCTAGGAACTCCATCGGCTTTAGTTGGCACAAATATCACAGGCACTGCTTCAGGTTTGACAGCAGGTAATGTGACTACTAATGCTAACTTAACTGGTGCAATCACTTCTGTTGGCAATGCAACATCTTTGGGTTCATTTAGTTCTGCAAACCTTTTAGGTGCTTTGACTGATGAAACAGGAACAGGCTCTGCCGTATTCGCTACATCTCCAACTCTAGTAACTCCTATTCTTGGAACACCAACAAGTGCCACATTGACCAACGCAACTGGTTTGCCTTTGTCAACTGGTGTAACAGGAAATCTTCCAGTTACCAATCTGAATTCAGGAACTTCAGCATCATCTTCAACATTTTGGAGAGGTGATGGAGTATGGGCTTCACCTTCTGGTAGTGGAACAGTTACAAGTGTTTCTGTTGTTTCAGCTAATGGTTTGGCAGGAACAGTAGCTAATGCGACAACAACTCCAGCTATAACTTTATCAACATCTATAACGGGTGTTTTAAAAGGAAATGGAACGGCATTATCTGCTGCTACTGCGGGTACAGATTATGTAGCTCCTGGTGGCGCATTGGGTACACCATCTTCAGGAACATTAACGAATGCAACTGGTTTGCCTATTTCAACAGGTGTGTCAGGACTTGGAACTAATATAGCCACTTTCTTGGCAACTCCGTCAAGCGCCAATTTAGCTGCTGCTTTAACAGATGAAACTGGTAGTGGTGCAAATGTATTTGCGACATCGCCAACTTTGGTAACGCCTGTTTTGGGTACGCCTACAAGCGGCACTTTGAGCAACTGCACTGTTGATGGCACAGATTCTGTTGGATTTAGAAACATCCCGCAGAATAGCCAATCTGCTGCTTACACATTAGTTCTTGCTGATGCTGGTAAACACATCTTTCACCCAGTTGGTGACAACAACGCTCGGACGTTCACGATCCCTGCCAATAGCTCTGTAGCCTATCCCATCGGTACAGCTATTACCTTTATAAACATGGCCGTGGCAAACGTCACGATTGCTATCACGACAGACACATTGACTTTATCACCCGCAGGAACAACAGGTTCACGAACCTTGGCGACAAACGGGTCGGCAACCTGTATCAAGATCACCTCAACATCTTGGCTTATCTCAGGGAGTGGTTTGACATGAGTGGTGCTTTACAAGCTGTCTTTCAAAACCAAAGAAGTTTTGCTGGTGGAGTCACATCTACTGTTGAATATCTTGTAGTCGCTGGTGGTGGTGGTGGTGGAGCTGGTTCTTCAGGCTATGGTGGTGGCGGTGGTGGCGCTGGTGGTTTTAGAACAGCATCTGGATTTTCTGTAGCTTCTGGTTCTGCAATTACTGTAACTGTAGGTGGTGGCGGTGCAACTGGTGCAACTGGCTCAAATTCAGTATTTAGCACGATCACATCGGCTGGTGGAGGAAATGGCGCAACGACTGTAACTCAATCTCAAAGCGTAAATGGTGGGAATGGTGGTTCTGGTGGTGGTGGAAATGTTTGGCAAAGTGGAGCAAACCCAGGCGGTGCTGGCGGTACAGGAAACACTCCATCAACATCACCAGCTCAAGGCACAAATGGTGGTGCGGGTCGTGCTCATAATTCAACTGATGAGAATCTTCAGGCGGGTGGTGGAGGTGGTGCTAGTGAAGCTGGTCAAAATGGTCAAGCAACTGTCGGTGGTAAAGGCGGTGATGGCACAGCATCTTCTATTTCTGGCTCATCTGTAACATACGCTGGCGGTGGTGGTGGAAGCACATTCAACCAAACTGGTGGTGCGGGTGGTTCTGGTGGCGGTGGTGCTGGTGCTGTCTATAACGATACTGGAAGTGCTGGCACTGCAAATACTGGAGGCGGTGGAGGCGGTGGAAACTCTGGTGGCGGTGCAGGTGGTTCAGGTATTGTGATTATTCGTTATGCAGATTCTTTTGCAGCAGCTTCTGCAACAACTGGCTCACCAACAATTACAGTTTCAGGCGGCTATCGTGTTTACCAATGGACTTCTTCAGGTTCAATTACATTCTGAGGCAGAACATGAGTCATTTTGCAAAAATAGAAAACGGCATGGTCACACAAGTTATTGTGGCTGAACAAGATGTCATTGATTCTGGCTTATTTGGCACAGGATGGATTCAAACCTCATATAACACACATGGCGGTCAACATCCAGAAGGTCGCCCATTGCGTAAAAATTACGCTGGTATTGGCTACACATACGATGCAAATCGTGATGCGTTTATTCCACCAAAGCCATTTGCGTCTTGGATTTTAAATGAAGAGACTTGTTTGTGGAGCGCCCCAACACCTATGCCGACAGATGGAAAAATGTATGTATGGAACGAGTCAACACTATCTTGGGTTTTACCTATTGATGGCTAAATGAGATAATAAGGACAGGAGAAAATTATGGCTGTATCTAATGAACAAATTGTAAGTTTCCTTACGTCAAACCCCGATCTGACTGATGCCCAGATCGTCACGGCTATGGAGACTTATGGAGTTTCTCCTGCTCAAATGGCTAGTGCCGTTGGTTTAGATGAGGGTGCGGTTGCTTCCCGTGTGGCGGCTACTATTCCTCAGGGTCAAACTATCACTTTGGGCGACACCATTGTTCAACCTCAGTATCAAGTAATTGGTTCTGGTGAAGATCGTCAAGTTGGTGGACTAGAGAATGTCTACACCTATAAAGTTGGAGAAAATAGAACTGGTGGTGGATATAACCAATATAACCCTGATGGAACTCTTGCTCGTACTGGTACGCAACAAGAAGTTAAAAGTGGTCTAAAAGAGTTTGCACTTGGTTCTGCCCTATTATTTGGCGGACTAGGTGGTGGGTTTGAGAGTCTATTTGGTGGCGGTGGAGCAGCTACAGGTGCGGCAGGAACTGTTGGCTCTACTGGCTTAACAATGGCTGAGTTAGCTCAACTTGATCTAGCTCTTGGTGGTGCTGGTGGTACTGCGGGTGCAACTGCTCTTGCTAACTCTTTAACTACTGGTGCTTTGACAGGTACATTGACTAACCTAACAGGTGGTAGTGGTACTGGTGCTTTGACGGGTGCTTTAGGCGGTACTGTTGCAGGAATGGGTGGTGCTGGTGGACTAACCGCAGGTGCAGGTGGTGTTACTGGTTTAACAGCAGGTGCAGGTGGCGTTACAGGATTGACTACTGCTGGCGGTTTAGCAGGTGCTAATACCTTGCTTGGCGGTTCTACTCTTGGTTCTACTTTAGGTGGCTTAACAACTGGTGTAGTCGGCTCTACTTTAGGTTCTACACTTGGTTCTACAGTTGGCTCAACATTGGGTTCTACTGTTGCAAATACTGCTGCTAGAACGGCTACAGGTGGTCTTACTGCGGCTCAGATAGCTGCTTTGTTATCAGGTGGCTTGACTACTGGTGCGGGTCTTCTCCAACAACAAACATCTCGTGAAGCGGCTCAAAGAGCGCAACAGATGATTGATACTGAGACTGCTGCTGCTAAACAAGCGGCTGCTTTCAGACCTGTTGGCATGACCACTCGTTTTGGCACTTCACAATTTCAAGTCGATCCAGTAACAGGTCAACTCACTAGCGCAGGATACACACTAAGCCCTGAAGCTAAGAATGCTCAAGATCGTTTGGTCAAGTTGGCTGAGTCTGGCTTAGTACAAGCTGAAGGCGCTCAACAAGCCTTTGAGCCACTACAAACAGGCGCTCAGAGTTTGTTTAAACTTGGTCAAGGTTATCTTGCTGAAAAGCCTGAAGATGTTGCTAAGAACTATTTAGCTTCTCAAATGGCTTTGTTACAACCAGGCAGAGAACTTGAACTTGCTAATCTGCAAAACAGACTGCAACAACAAGGTCGTGGTGGTTTGGCAGTTGCTCAAGGTGGCACTATGGGTGCAACCACTCCTGAGTTGCAAGCTCTGTATAACGCTAGAGCGCAACAAGAAGCTCAATTGGCGGCTAATGCTCAACAATATGGTCAACAGAATGTCTTGTTTGGTGCGGGTTTATTAGGTCAAGGCTCACAAGCTATGGGTCAATATTATGGTGGTCAACAAGCGGCTTATGCGCCTTATACGACTGCTTTGGGACAAGTTCAAGGCCTAGAGGCTTTGGGTCAACAACCTTTGACAATGGGTGCGGCTCTTGGTCAACAAGCGGCTCAAGCAGGTGCTAATGTCGGTCGTTTAGGCTTATCTGGTGCTGAGTTTAGTACTCGATTGGCTACTGGTAATGCAGCAACAACTAACCCCTATTCAACACTACTAAGTGGACTAGGTGCTTCTCCCGCATTTGGGCAAGCAATTGGTGGCTTATTTTCTTAAGGATTCATCATGGCAGAAAATATAGTAGCGGGTTTATTTGGTCTAACCCCTGAAATGTATGGTCAGCAACAACGTGTTGGTGCGATGAATGAGGGTATTGCCCTTGCTCAACTAGACCCTGCGGCTCGTGGTGCGGCAATGACCTATGCGGGTGCTAGAGGGCTTGGTGGTGCTATTGCGGGTGCTTTAGGTGTAGAAGACCCACAATTAAAGTTGATTACTGCTCGTCAACAGATCATTGGTCAACTAGATCAATCTGATCCTACTTCTTTGTTAAATGGGGCTAAAACTCTTGCTCAAATGGGTGACCAACAAGGTGCTATGGCTTTGGCTCAATATGCTCGTCAAGCACAAAGTGAGATGGCTTTGGTGCAACAACGTCAGTCGGCAAGCCAAGCATCTTTGGCATCGGCTTCTCGTGAGCGTCAACAAGCAGTTAACCCAAATATTCAAATTGCTAATGAGATTGGGACTTTGGAAACTTCTCTTTTAGACATTGAGAATGCTCCTGATAGTCCAGATCGCACTAGAGCGAAAAACTTGTTAAATTCTCGTCTTACGGCATTAAAAAACTTAACTGCAAAACCTGAAAAAGAAAAAATATCTGCATTTGGCCAGGAACTTGTAGATGCAGGATTGACACCAGGTACTGAGCCATACATCAAGAGGATGAATGAGTATTTAAATTCAAAAATTGAAGGTGGTAAAAAAGGTTCTGGCAATGTCACTATTGGTGGCATCAATGTTGATACTGGTGCGGCAGCCAAAGCCGCAGGAAAAATTGTTGGTGAAAACGTAGCCAATATTGAACAGCAATTCTCATTGCAAACTGCCTATAAAGATGCACTTGGCTTGCTAGATAAAGGAATCTATGGTGGTGCTTTTGGCCCTGAAAAACAATTTGTAGCTAAATATGCGGGTGTCGGAAGTCCTGAAAAGGTTGTAAATACAGAAGTATTTATGGCTAACATTGGTGAAATTGTTATTCCTCGCTTACAACAGTTTGGTGGCAATGACTCTAATGAAGAACTTAAATACTTGCAGAGCGTTGTTGCTGGCAATCAACGTCTTGAGCCTGAGTCAATGAAACGTACTTTGATTAGCGCAGAAAAGAAAGTACAAAACAATATCAAACGTTTGGCTTTACAAACACAATCGGCTAAAGGTGGTACTGAGCTACCAATTAGTCCAATAACTCAGCCAACACCAACGCCAACAAAGCGTTATAACTTACAAACTCGCCAACTTGAAACAGTAAAAGGGGATTGATATGGCTATTTATGTTCAAGTAGGAAATGATGTAGTTGAGTTTCCAGATGGAATGTCTGACGAACAGATAGCACAAGCCCTATCTGGAACTATGCCTCAAGCAAAAGCACCATCTTCTGGTTTTATGATGGGTTTAAAAGACCCAATCACCGCAGGCGCACAGATGATTCCTCGTGCTTTAGGTGCAGTAGCCAGTTTGGGTGGCACAAAGCCTAACTCTTTAAGTGATTTGCTTTACAGAGAAGCAAAACGTATAGATGAGATGGCTAAAGCTGAAGAGCAAAGTTATCAAGCACAGCGTGAAAAAGAAGGTGAATCTGGCTTTGATGTGGCTCGTTTGGGTGGCAATATTCTCAATCCTGCTAGTCTTGTTCCTGCGGCTCGTGTGGCTCAATTAGCTAGGGCTAGAGGCTTATCTAATGTTGGTCAGGCGGCAGCTGCTGGTGCTGTTGGTGGCGCTATGCAACCTGTGGTTGGCGAAGGTACATTTGGTGAGCAAAAAACAGAGCAAGTTGTTTTAGGTGGAGTTACTGGCCCTGTTGGTGAAAAGGTAGTTGCGGGTGCGGGTCGTGTTCTTAACCCACTAGTCTCCAAAGCAGAGAAAACCATGCGTGATCTGGGAATTACACCAACAACAGGTCAAACCCTTGGTGGTCAATTTAAAACACTTGAGGAATTTGCTGAGAATATTCCTTTAGTTGGTCAAAGCATTCAAAATGCAAAACAGCGTGTATTGTTTGATTTCAACAAAAGTACAATTAACAAAGCATTGGCTAAAGCAAGTGACCCAACAAAACAAGACAAATTAAGTCTTCCTGCTGATGTAATTGGTAGAGATGCAATCGAATATGCTTCAAAAACAGTATCTGATAAATATGATGATGTTCTGTCTAAAATATCATTTGACTTAGATTTTGCAACAACAAGCGATATTCTTAGTTCTTTAAGTAAAGCCAAAGGATTAGATGCCAATCAACGACAAAAAGTTAGTGAAACTCTAAACAACATCGTGTTTGGAAAGTTTTCTGGTCAAAAACTTGATGGTAAAACATACAAAGGTATTGAGAGTGATTTACGACAGAAAGCAAGCGATTATGTTAATAGTGCAAATGCTTCTGAAAAAGAAATTGGATATGCGTTAAGCGATGTTCTTGGTGTACTTAAAAAAGAGCTGTATTTCCAAAATCCCAAACAAACTCCTACATTGCGTAGAGTTGATGCGGCTTTTAGTGATTTGTCTGTAATCAATGTGGCTGCGGCTAATTCTGGGGCAAAAAGTGGCGTATTCACACCGCAACAATTTGCCGCTGCCGTGCGCCAACAAGACCCAACTAGGCGTAAATCTTCGTTTGCTAAAGGTAAGGCTAAAGGCCAAGATATTTCGGATGCCGCACTTGAAGTCATTGGAGACACAACGGGAGCATCTCAAACAGGTCGGATTGCGCTAGGAATAGGTGGTGGCTATGGCTTATTCTCTGAACCTGTAATTGGCACAGCATCGGCATTAGGAGTACCTGCGGCCTATAGCCAAGGTGGACAAGCGGCAATTGATATGCTGTTACGTAACGTCCAGAATTACTACAGCGTGTAGGCGGTATGCTTTCTCAGCAATCAGCGCCTCTTGGTAGTGTTGTTGCACCAAGTGCTGTTGGACAGTACAACCTTTCTGAGCGCAGAAGGTAAATGAGAGACTTTGCCGAAGCATTTGTTGCGGCATTCTTTCTTGTTTGTTTTGTCATTTATTGTAGTTATATTATTGTTTGGGCATTTCCGTGATCGCCTTTCTCTTGGCGGCAAACATCGAGTACCGATGTATTAAATGGACTTGGACTGGTGATGTTTACAACCGAAGGGTTGTTTGCATTAAGTGGGAGAGAAAGAAATGATACCTATAGACCCCATGACCGCTTTAGCTGGCATACAGTCAGCAATCAGCATGGTCAAGAAGGCAGCTAATGTTGCCAATGACTTAGGCTCACTTGCGCCCATGATTGGTAAGCTATTTGACGCTAAGTCTGTAGCTA